CACAGGCACAGTATGCTTCTAAAATGGCATCAGTGTTTGATACTGTGCAACAAGCAGTGCCTGAAAACGTTCAAGGATATTTTGTTGGAGACATGTTGTATTTTCAAACTCCTAAAAAAGCAGGCGACAAATTTATATTCAAACCCAATGTGGTTCAGTATGCAGTGGATGTTAACAGCGAGATAGGACAACAGATTGCCAACAGCAGTGTGGGTGTTGTTGTGCACCACAGAATGACTGAAGACGGTAAAGTATTACCTATTAATGATTTAGATATGATTCAAGGCAGTGTGTTGGCAATACCACCTACAACACTCAATAAGAAAGATCCAATACAAGTAAAAGGGTTGGATCAATTAAAATCACTAGTCTCCAACAGTGGAGCAGAAATAGACAAATTGTTGAACAAGAACAAGATAGCAGAAATGAAACTGACTGATCTACCCAACATTTTATACACCTACACCAACAGCAAAGTGGACACAGGATTAAACAGATTGGGTGAAGATTTTTTGAGATGGTTGGCGGCAAGTGCTGTGAGTCAACCCAAAAGAATTAAAATTAAAGAATATGTAACAGCAAACATACAAGCATTCAGCAAACTGTGGATTTTGGTTGGCGGAATAATGAAAGTCAAAGATTCAATCATCAATCAGTTGGATCAAGCACAAGGCGACATAACAGCAACAATCAACGGCAAACCAGGTGGTGAAGGCTATGTTTTAGGCTCTCCAGAGGGTAATATTAAATTAGTGAAACGTTCTGGCTTCACGAAAGCCAACAGAGCGATAAATAGATAGGGAGAACAAAATGAAAGCAAAAGAATTTATTAGAGAATTTAGAGACATAGATCCAGCAGATGATCCAAATGCAGGTATGGATCAAGAGTTCAAACAGGATCCTATATTTCATCAATTGGGTAAAATATTAGACAGCAGAGGCAATCCAAATCCTTTAGACACAGTGATAACAGATGATGGCAAAAAATTTAAAGTAACATTTAAACAAGCCACAGTGTTGAGAAGATTATTAACTGCACCCAGTGTTAAACCTAATACTAAAGCACAGTTTACAAAAGATCTTCAACAAAGTCAAACACTTGAAAAGTATTTACAAGCAGATGACATGGTAGAGTTGTTTATTTCTACGTATAATCCAGAAAAAACAGAACCTAGTCCATACACCAAATACGAAAACTAAGACAGAGGATTTGTCCGTTTCAATTATGACGACAAAACTATCAACACACACTGACACTTCACTGGACTTTCTAAGTTCACTGTTTGAAGCACGTATGACTCGTGACTCACAGGATCATAAAGTTCTTACCTACACAGATTGTGCTGAAAGATTGTATATCACACTGTTGATACTGCAACTGTTGAATCAATATCCCACATACAGACAACTGGCTTCCAAGTATTCCAAAGACACAAAACATTCAAACTACGATAGATTCAGAATGTATTCCACAGACCTATACAACTTTGTATATTTTGTGACAGGTGACGAAGAAGCAATGAACAAATTAAAAAATCCAGACAGTGCCAAAGCAATGAGAAAGAAAAGCAGATTCCCCACAATGGCATTCAATAGATATTTGTCAGCATTACAACAAGGATTGATAGCACCCAGCATCATGCAGGTGTTTTTAAATATTGAATCAGGACTCAACATACAGAACACAGACTACAAGTCAATCAGAAGAAGTCTATTTCAATTCAGCACACTGTCTACACGTGACAAACAAAATCTAGTCACAAGACTGCTTCATGCCGCCAGAGCCAAATTGAGAAGTTCAGACAGCATAGAGCATTTGGAAAAATTAGCCTCAGACAGAAATCTTGAAACAGGCAGAGTGAACGATGCTGAACCAAAAGTGAGTGTGCCAGATGTGAGTACTCAAGGCAAAGACCTTGCACTGTACAGATACATCATGGGTGGCAAAAATCTTGTGGCAGTGAAACGTTTTATAGATTCAGCACTGTCAGGCAAATCAATACCTTCTGCGATTGTGCAGGCATATCTACCAGCAATTCAACTGATAGATGATATTGTGAAAGCAGGCCCTTCTTATGTGAGTGTGCTAAAAGCACTGCAATCTAGAGCCAAAAAGAGCCGTAAATAATATAGTATCACACAATTACTACCAAAACCTTATAAATAATTGCATATGCACTTCTGAGCGAAGTGTGTGTCATTAAAGAGAAAACAGGAGAAAAACAATGGCAACATTAACAAAAACAAATCCACCAGTAGCAAACGCAATTGGTGAAATCCGTAACTTCGGAAAAGCAATCACAATGATCGCAATAGATTGGGACATTGATGCAGATGCATCAAGAATCGCAATGGAAGCCTTACACAACACAATTATGACAAGAGCGACTATCTTAGCCGCAGGTGCAGTGTATGACACAGGAACAAAGCAAGACTTTATTCTTGAAGGTGATTTCCCAGGAAGTGATTACGTATCAGAAGACGGTACAGTAACAGGTACATTTGCCGCGGCATTAGTAGAAGACATTATCAACTTGGCAACAGTTGATGGCGTTAACTTTGCGGCAGGCACAGTAGCAGTAACGGAAAAAACAACTTTAAAATTTGCTTAATAGTTAATTTTCAAGTAATATTCAAAAGGGCGGCTTTATGTCGCCCTTTTGTTGCCTTAACCCATTCTTTTTTACCAAAACTTTATAAATACTAGCAACATACACTTCGGAGCGAGGTGTGACCATTAATAGAAAACAGGAGAAATAAAATGGCAACAATAGCAGGATCAAACGGTAAAACAGTAGCAAACGGCGTTGAGTTCTTAACAAAGGACATCGAATTCTACTCTTTCACTGGATACACAGGAGTACACACAAACCCAGAAGCGGCAGATTCAGTATTTCACAAATTAGTGAGAGCAATTGCATCTGAGGCTAACATCGTTGTATTAGGAACACCTTTAGCAAACGACCTAGTAGTAGGTTTAGAAGGTGGCTATGCAGGTAAAGGTGCAGTAGCGGCGGCGGCTCAATTAGAAGCAGTTGCAGATGCAGGTACTGGAGTTAACGGTGCAGTAGCGGCAGTTTCTATACAAGGTGATACTTGGGCATAATAAGGTAAGCGAGATAAGACTTCTTATCCTATTAACAAGAATACAAAAGAGCGTTCAGGAAACTGGACGCTCTTTTTTTACGACTTATAAGTACGTATGCTAGGAACAACAGCATATGAGATACAAAATATTATCACTGATAGATATCACAAAAACAAAGGTTCGTCGTGGACAATTTGAAGACGTCAAAATTGTAAACCAGTTTAGCAATTACATGGCATTTGAAAATTCGTTGCTGTTGAGATCCAATATGAATTCAATATCAACCCCTACATCAGAAATACAAGACATCACCAATTTAAAATTTGGAGACAACTATGTGGGAGAACACATGGTGTGGACAACTGTGATAGAACCAGACTTTCCTGATGCTGTGAGCATTGACACACTGCAAGAGGATTTTGATTTGGTACCCATGTTGATTGGGTTGAATGAAACTGTCAACATCAAAACTGGTGTGTTTAGAACCAAAGATTTGGATTATACCAATGTGTTGTTCATTAAACAGTTAGATAATTGAGACTAACAAAGAATAAATAAATGTATAAGGCTTATTGAGACATAAAATACAGGCAACAACTTCCAAGAGAAATAAAATTGATATAATAACCGGAAGAGAGAGAAAATGGCTACAGAGCTAGAGAAACAAAATTTAGAAGCACACGTTGATTTGTGTGAACAAAGATACAAAAACCTTGAATCTCGTTTGGATAAAATCGAGGAGAAGGTGGAAGATATCCACACAGACATTCAACATGGCAACAAAAGCATGGTGAAAGTGATCATTGGTGCCACAGGCACAATAGTTGCTGGACTGTTATCCACTATTGTTGTGTTATTATTAAAATTCCCAGGTTAATTCAAACACCCTCCACAACTGCTAAATATTCGTACTAGACAGGGTAAAGCATGAAAATTACAGAAATAATTACAGAATCAGTTGTTCAGATTTGGTCACGTACCAAAGCAGGTCAAATGGTTAGAAAGTACAGATGCACAGCAGGACCTAGAAAAGGTCGTGTGGTCAGTTCTCCTTCTGTGTGTACACAGCCTAAAAAAATGTCATCAGTGATGTCAATCAAAAAAGCCAAAGCAAGATCTGGATCCACAATGAAAATTAAGAGAACTAGAACAAAGAAAACTGCTGGAGCAAGTATTAGACTGGGCAAACTGAATAGACCCAGTACATCAAGAAACAGACCAAACAGAAGAAGTGTCAGTAGAAAAACATTCAAAAGAAGTGGTGGCGGAAAAAGGAAAGCAATCAGCACATGAAGATAAAAGATATCACAGAAACGCCGTACCTACAAAAAACACTGAACACATTGGGCAGTCAGCAAAGAACTGGAGCACCCATACCTCCAAACAAATTACCCAAAGGTCCAATTAAATCAGGATCAGTGAAAGCACCACTGAAACAAACTAACACTCAAGCACAGCAACAGATAGTGAAGCCAGGTAAAACTGTGCCTATGCCAACAGGAGCAAACAAAGAAACGGATTATGAAGTGGACAAAGTCCAAGGTGATCAAGTCACAATGAAAACCAAAACTCCGTCAGCTCAATCACCTCAATCAATCACAGTGAATAAAAAAGATTTAGATCCTGTGATCACTAATCTACAACGTAGACAAAAAGCAACACAATAATGAAAATAAACGAACTTGTACAAGATTTTGTAATTCAAACTTCCAATGAAGAACAACACATATTGGATAAACTAAAAGAAATGACAAATATGGATAATTTTTTAGAAAGAGAACAAGAAGTGATTCGAAATCTTATTAACAAGAGTTTAGTACGTCGCATTGAACGTGGCAATAAAACATTGGTGGTTGCAAATGGATCTACAGAAACTATCTAAAAAACTTAAATTATTCATAGACCAACAAGCAGAGCAGATGTGCCTACCCATTCAGCACGGCAACAGTCTGCGTATCAAAAACTTTGTGGTACGTGAAAACAGCATGGGATTTTTGTTGTACGATATAAAAAACCATAAACAGGTTACCACAACATTCACAAAAACAGCGGCACTGGCTATGGCAAGGCAGATGTCCCAAAACAAGCAGGACAGTTTACAATACATAGGATCCACAGATGATCGAATACACCACAAATACAATGAATGTGTGTTTTACAAGCACACAATAGCCAGAACCGATGATGATATCAAGCGAGAATCTGCTAAAATACGATACGATATTGCATGGGAAGATTTACTCAAGTTAAGAGACACCCTGGACGACTACATATTTGATAAATAAATTAACAAAGGAACACATTAATGAAAATAGAGCAATTTAGACACCAAGCAACAACTGAACAGTTAAACGATAGACTGTCAAAAGTGTTTGGATCAGCAATCAAACTAGAACAATTCACAGATGCACAGTTAGAAACTGCTCGTGCAAGTGTGTTAGACAAGATTGCAAATCTAGAACAAAATGAGTCCTTTGATGGGTTAAGTCACAACGAAGACTACCATAAGCAAAAAATGTTTTTAGACGTAATAGATTCTGCCATCAACGACAGAACAGTAGAAGCAAAATTACAAAACGATATTTTAGTCCAAGCAGATGAAATAATTGGTGACTACATTGACATGGACAAAGAAGCATTAAAAATGAACAAGCAGGCTGTTATTGCTGACATAGAAAAAAGACAAGCAACAGCACAAGGTGACGAATCATCTGCTTTACATTATGCAAAACAAAAAGTAGAACAAGATTTCGACGATACTGGAGCAGAAATTGAAAAATCAAATGAAGGTAATCAATTTGCACAGGCAGTACAAAAAGCCAAAGCGGCAGGCATGAAAGCAGGCGATAAATTCAAAGTAGGCGATAAAGAATTTACACTGCAAGATGCAGAAGAATTATTAGCAAACACAATGAACGAAAAATCAAAGCCAGACTTCCTAGACATGGACAAAGATGGTGATAAAAAAGAACCTATGAAAAAAGCAATCAAAGACAAAAAGACAGCAGTTAAAGAAGGTGCAGAAGAATCTGCTCAATTAGTAATGGCATCCAAAGACATGGTTGATAAAGTTACGGGTTGGATGGAAGACACAGCATCTATGCAGACTGAAACTATGTTAGAATTAGCAGACGCTATTAGAGATGAAATGGGCGTGGAACAATCAGAAGCATTTACAAATTCAGTGAAGCCAAGTTTAGAATCTTTATACACTTCACTTGAAGCAACAAGAGAAGCACTAACAGGTGGCGTAGCCATTCTGACAGGCGAACAAGCACCAGACACAATTGGTGCGGATAGCGATAGTGAAGAACCAGCAATGGAACCTACAACAGATGATGATGCAGATATGCCAGATCAAACAGATGATTTTTCAGCAAGCGAACCTGCAACAGGCGGCGAGGAACCAGCAGACAGAAGTAAAAGAGAATCATTCATTCAGATGTCTAGAAGACTAGCAGAAACACTTTCAACAAAGTCAAAAAAAAAGGCTTAATTTCTGAAGCCTCTGACACAGAGTTAATTCAAGTTCTTAGAAATTTAATCAGCAGTGCTGATTCACGTGATCAAAAAGCATATTTGAGTTTTGATGCGTTGAACAACATAATGACTAATGTCGGAGGCTTCTCAATCAATCACGACAGTTTTAAAAATCTCTACAATAAAAGTTCTTCAATCAAAAAAATGATTAAAACTTTCGATAAGTCAGGCATCACTCTTGATACTGATGCTGAAGAACCAAACATTCCCACAAAAAAAGGTGATCGCTCTGCTGGTTTAAACACAATGGCAAAGAGAGCAACCAAAAAACGCACTTAATACTTGACTTTTCACCAATAGTATTATAATATTAAGACATGGATAGAACCAAAGAACAAATACTTCATGACATCGAATCCGTAATTGAAAAATATATCAAGTCTCAAGTTGAATCTCACGGAGGTCAAGTTGAAGCAAAAGAGTTCGATGTTGATACAGGAAAATTAACCATGTTGATGAAAGGTGCCTGTTCAGGTTGTGCAGGTAGTACTGCCACTCTGCAGAAAGGTATAGAGTCAACAATGAAACATTATGTGCCTGAAGTAAAACAGGTTGTTGGTGAAGATGATCCTAACAGTACAACTAAACCTTATTACGATTACAATCCATGGGACGGTCCAACACAAGATGATATGTTAGATGAGTTGGATAGACTGTCTACAGAAAATAACAACAATGAAAATTAATTCTGTCTTTAGTAGTTTCATAGCAATTGAAAATATAGACATATCAAACAAAGATGAAGTTATAAGTTGGTCAAAAAAAGAAATAAATCACGATGCCACACCAAACTATAAATCCACAGGCACAAATCATCTTAACGTAGATGAACCTGTATTGAAAGAACTTGTACAAAAAATTGAGAATGGTTTTAATAATCTACACAATCAATTAGGATTAAGCAACAATCACAAACAAATAGTTTCAAGTCTTTGGGCAAATGAAGGCAGTGACAACAGTGCCATTGAAGCACCTCACAGACACGTGGACGGAGTTTTCAGTGCAGTGTACTGGCCCATAGCAGATACTGGGTGTGCTCCACTTACTTTTATAAATCCAAACAATCAAATGAGTTATGTGTTCAAAAGTAATATAATAGAACATATGAATGAATTCAATAGTGACAGAATAGATGTACAACCGCAACTAAATCAATGTGTGTACTTTCCGTCATGGTTATGGCATTATGTCAGTCATGCGTTGAGTAAAACTAACAACAGAATGAGTTTCGCATTTAACAGCGAAGCAGTAAGTAAATGACTTTAATTACAAACAAAATAGATTATAAAAAATTATCAAGAACTTCTTTAAATGGCAAGAGAGTTTACCAATGTCCAGACGGCAATGCTGTGGCATCAGTTACCACAATACTAGATGCAACCAAAGACAAATCACATCTTATTGAATGGCGCAAAAGAGTTGGTGAACAAAATGCTGTACGTATCACAAAAGAAGCCTCAGGCATTGGAACTAGAATGCACAAATATCTTGAAGATTATATTGAGTTAGGCGATTGGCCCTCTCCAGGATCTAATCCGTATGCTCAGCAGGCATTTAAAATGGCGCAAGTTGTTCATAAAAATGCATTGGTGGATATGAATGAAATTTGGGGTTCAGAGATTGGATTATATTTCCCAAAAATATATGCAGGTACCACAGACTGTGTAGGAGAATACAAAGGAGCACCTTGCATCATTGACTTTAAACAGACAAACAAGCCTAAAAAATTAGAATGGATTGAGGATTATTTTTTACAGTTGGTGGCATATGCTGAAGCACACAACGAAACATACGGCACAGACATCAAAGAAGGACATGTATTCATGTGTGCTAGGGATCTAACGTACCAGCAATTTGATATAACACCCTTAAATTACAGCAAATACAAAGATCAGTGGTGGCGTAGAGTAGAAGAGTACTATATTAAACACACAGTTTAAATCAACATCAATTATACCATCACACTCGATAAATACACACAGCAGGAGAAAAACATTGGCAATTGTATCGATATCAAGAATTCAAATACGAAGAGGTAGAAAGAACCTAGGTTCTGGATTACCCCAACTTGCAGGTGGAGAACTTGGTTGGGCAGTGGACACACAAGAACTTTACATAGGTAATGGTGCTGTGTCTGAAGGTGCACCAGCAGTAGGCAATTCTAAAGTATTAACAGAACACGACAACTTGTTTACATTGAGTGATCAATACACTTACCGTAATGGTTCAAATATACAAACAGGAGTTACATCAGCAACTCCTATCAAAAGAAGTTTACAAAACAGACTGGATGACAATATTGATGCCAAATCGTTTGGCGCAACAGGTGATGGATCAACTGATGATACTCTAGCATTACAAAGAGCAATAGATCAACTGTTTCTTCCTTGGAGTAGTTCACCAGATGCAGACACCTACAAAAAAAGAATTGCATTAAAATTATCTGCAGGCTTATACAAAATTACAAACAGTTTGAAATTGCCACCATATGCTTCAATCATTGGAGATGGTAGTGATAAAACTGTGATCAACCAAACAGGTGTATTTCCTGTGTTGGAAACAATTAACGGTGAGGGCATTGCGGCACAAACAACATTAATTAATCAAACAACTAATATTGAATTGAAAGGTTTAACTTTAAACAGTAATACCACACAGCCCGGATTAAAATTAGCAAGTTGTAAAAACAGTTCATTCACAGACATAAACATTAAAGGTCCGTGGGTTCAAGCACAAGGAGCCGCATTGGTGGCAACTCAGATTGGTATTTTATTAGAAGCAACATCTACTCCAGTTACATCTAAAGACAACACATTTGAAAAGATCAAAGTTTCCAATTTTTCATATGCTGTATCAAGTGACGATGATGTTGTACACAACACATTTAATAATTCAATAATTGAAGAATGTGGATACGGAATTGTGTTTGGTAAAAATACTACTTTAGGTGGAGTTGGTCAAGCCACAGGTCCAATCAACAACACAATAACCAATTCTAAATTTATTGATATCAACTTGCAAGGTATCTGGATTAAACACGGAACAGGCAACATCAGTGAAGCAAACAATTTTTCAACAGTTGGTAACGATGCTGGTTTAGATACTGCACCAAAACACAGTGTAATTAAATTTGAAAAAAATCAAAATATAACTTCAAATGATTTCTTTGCTAGAACTAATGCAATGATACGCAACTTCAATAATATTGCTTATATTACAGAAGTAGAAGGAGCATACTTGGGTAACTTTAATTTCACAACAAAATTCAATATTGGTCAATTAAATGCATACACTGACTTTTTAAGATTACCTACAGACACTAGCAAAACAATTCATATGAATTATGTTTATAAAAACACAGTAGACACAGGAATGAGAAAAGGCACTCTTAAAATATTAATAGACAAAGAAAATAATACAAGTCATATCAGTGACGATTATGACTTCCAAGGAACAAATGCAGATCAATTAAACTTTCAAGTGACACTAAATGATCTAGATGCAGATGCTAATTTTGAAACTCTTGTTGTCCAAGCAATTAATCCTGCTCCAGTCAACGCAGGCGAATCTGCCAATGTCACAATCCAAATTCAAAATATCTCATAAGCCTAATATTTTTTACGGCAACTACATAGAACGCCTAGAAGATTGGCAAAGCATACGGAACTTGGTTAACGAACTACAGGATCCTGTTGATGTGTTGATCAATATATTTCAAAATTGTCCTAGAACCAAAACCAACACAGATATCTATAAAAAAGACACCTGGCTTACTCCTTGGCAACTGATTGAAAAAAATGAATATGATCTTGTTGACATTTCTCTCTTAGTCAGTTATACTGTGTTATTAACTGATAATTTTAAAGATGAAAATGTTAAGATACATACAGTTTATAAAAAGGAATTTAAGTCAAACAACCAGAAGTTTAATTACATATTTGAAATGAAAAACACTCTAATAAACATACACACTATGGCTAAATTAAGCAAATCAGAGTTTGACAAAAACTACATTCTGCAATATACTACCCATATACAAGAACCGATAAATACATAGAATTGAATTAATAAGAATAGGAATATAATGGAATTGAATACGTCTAAGGAACAAATCATCAACACATCTGCAATTAAAATTAAGAAAAGAGACGGACGGTCAGAACCTTTAGACATTGACAAAATTCATTTTGTCGTGGAAGAAGCCTGCGAAGGATTAGCAGGAGTAAGTTCATCACAAATAGAAATTAACGCCAACATACAATTCTATGATGGCATGACCACAAAAGAAGTTCAACAAATTTTAGTACGTTCAGCAAATGATCTCATATCATTAGATGCACCCAACTACCAATACGCCGCGGCAAGATTACTTTCATATGATGTGCGTAAAGAAGCACACGGTCAATATGAATATATGCCTTTGTTAAAATTAATTTTAAGAAATATTAAAGCAGGTGTGTACGATAAAGGCATTGTGGAAAAATATAATAAATCAGAGATTAAAAAGATGAACACATGGATCAAGAGAGAAAGAGATCTTGATTTTACATATGCAGGTTTAAGACAAGTAGTAGACAAATATCTTGTACAAGATAGATCATCAGGAGATTTATTTGAAACTCCACAAGACATGTACATGATGATTGCGGCAACACTGTTTGCAGAATATCCAACAAAAACAAGATTAAGTTATGTTAAGAAATACTATGACGCTGTATCAACATTTAAGATTAATATTCCAACACCAGTAATGGCAGGAGTGAGAACTCCTATCAGACAGTTTGCTTCATGTGTACTGATAGACAGTGCCGATACATTGTCTTCAATATTTTCAAGCGACATGGCAATAGGATTGTACGTTGCCAGAAGAGCAGGCATAGGAATCAATGCAGGACGTATCAGAGGCATCAATGCAAAAATAAGAGGTGGAGAGGTTCAACACACAGGAGTGATTCCGTTCCTTAAAAAGTTCGAATCAACTGTGAGATGTTGCACCCAGAATGGAGTACGTGGTGGATCAGCAACTGTACATTTTCCAATATGGCACCAAGAGATTGAAGACATTCTTGTGCTTAAAAACAACAAAGGCACAGAAGACAACAGAGTGCGTAAGTTAGATTATTCAATACAGATTACAAAACTTTTCTATGAAAGATTTATGAACGATGAAGACATCACATTATTCTCACCACACGATGTACCAGGATTATATGATGCATTTGGTACCGACAAGTTTGATGCACTATATAAAAAATATGAAAAAGATTCATCAGTTAATAAAAAGACAATACCAGCACAAGATTTATTTTCTGATTTATTAAAAGAAAGAGCAGAAACAGGACGTATCTACGTCATGAATTTGGATCATTGTAACTCACACAGTTCATTCAAAGACAAAGTATCAATGAGTAATTTGTGTCAAGAGATCACACTGCCCACAACACCAATCAGTTCAATAGACGATTCGCAAGGAGAAATAGCACTGTGTATACTGAGTGCAATCAACGTTGGACAATTAAACAACCTTGACGATTTAGAAAACTTATGTGAATTGACTGTTAGAGCATTGGAAGAAATTATAGAGTATCAAGATTATCCTGTGTTAGCGGCAGAGCTATCCACTAAATCAAGAAGAAGTTTAGGTATAGGATATATTGGATTAGCACATTACCTAGCAAAACAAGGACACAAATATCATGATAAAGGTGCTTGGGATTCTGTGGACAGATTGTCTGAAGCATTTCAATTCTATCTATTAAAAGCATCTAACAAAATAGCACAGGAAAAAGGTGCTTGTGAAGGATTTAAACAGACAAAATACGCAGACGGTTTGTTGCCAATTGACCACTACAAAAAAGATGTGGACAAGATCGTGCCACACAAACAGAGAATGGCATGGGAATCATTGAGAAAAGACATAGCCAAACATGGACTAAGACACAGCACACTGTCAGCACAGATGCCAAGTGAGAGTTCTTCCGTTGTTAGTAACGAAACAAATGGTATAGAACCACCAAGAGCATTAATGGCAATTAAGAAAAGTAAGAAAGGTCCACTAAAACAGATAGCACCAGGCTACCCTAAACTAAAGAATGCTTACACATTGCTTTGGGACATGCCAAGCAACGAAGGTTATATCAACGTTGTTGCCATGATGCAGAAATATTTTGATCAAGCCATATCAGGCAACTGGAGTTACAATCCCACACACTTTGAGAACAACGAAGTTCCAATCTCAGTGATGGCACAGGACATGCTAACAGCATACAAACTTGGTTGGAAAACAAGTTACTATCAAAACACTTATGACTTCAAAGGTGAAGAAGAAGATGTTCAACCAGCAGGATTAGATGTAGAACCTGCACAACTGAATAACGAAGAAAAAATTAAAGAACAATTAGCAGATTTAGAGGATGATGAAACGTGTGATGCGTGTGCAATATAAATATAAGTATGTCAAAAACAGTATTCAATAAACAAAAAGTAGATTATCTAAAACAACCCATGTTCTTTGGTGCAGATGGTGGCATACAGAGATACGACGATTTCAGATATCCACAATTTGATAAACTTAATCAGACCATGATTGGATATTTTTGGAGACCAGAAGAAGTTTCGTTACAAAAAGACAGAGCAGATTACCAATCATTCAGACCAGAACAGAAACACATATTCACATCAAATTTAAAATATCAAACACTGTTGGATTCAGTGCAAGGTAGAGGACCAAGTCTTATGTTCTTGCCATATGTTTCTAATCCAGAACTAGAAGGATGTATTGTTACTTGGGATTTCTTTGAAACAATACACTCAAGATCATACACACACATTATGAAGAACATTTATTCAGATCCTGCAGAAGTGTTTGACACCATATTGGATGATAAAGAAATATTAAAGAGAGCAGAATCAGTAACAAAAGAGTACGACAAGTTTGGCAAGATGGCATTAGACTATCAAGTGGGCAAAAAAGTGGACACACTTGATTTAAAGCGACAATTATATTATGCAATGAACACTGTGAACTTGTTAGAAGGATTAAGATTTTATATATCATTTGCTTGTACATTCGCATTCGGCGAGCTTAAACTGATGGAAGGATCAGCAAAGATACTTTCATTGATTGCTAGAGATGAAGCAACACATTTAAACTTGTCTACCAATGTTATTAAAGCATGGCAAAAAGGAGATGATCCTGAAATGACCAAAGCAATGAAAGGCACAGAGAAGACTGTGATACAAATGTTCAAAGACTGTGTGGAAGAAGAAAAAGCATGGGCAAAACATTTGTTTAAAGATGGATCAATTATAGGTCTTAATGAAAAATTACTAGGTCAATATGTTGAATGGATTGCTAACAAAAGATTGAGAGCATTAGGGTACGATGCTATTTACGATGTATCAGCATCTCAAAATCCACTACCTTGGACACAGCATTGGTTAAGTTCAAAAGGTATGCAGGTGGCTCCTCAAGAGACGGAAGTAGAAAGTTATATCGTGGGTGGTATAAAACAGGACGTACAAAAAGGTCAATTCAAGAAATTTTTATTATAATGGTAGACTTCAACACAATGAATGGTATGGAAGTTCTGACATATTTGTTAACTTCTCCAGAAGAAAGATTCATCTGGGTGTTGATAGGTATGGGAGTAATAATTTGGTTGTTGAGTCTGTACATGGACAAAGACAATCAACCCGTCGACTGTAAATCACCAGAACATCATCTATAAACATTGACTTTATCCTCAAAAGAAGTTACACTTAGGTATGCCCAAATATAATTTACTCTGTTCTAGAGATCATAAATTCGAAGGATGGTTTGCATCAGAGAAATCGTATCTGGATCAAAAAACTAAAAAACTGATTGCTTGTCCAATATGTGATAACACAGGTGTACGAAGAGCAGTAATGGCTCCAAATGTAAATTTGAAATCAAAAAAGATCAAAAGTAAAAAAAGTAACACAGCATTTTACAACAGTCGATCAACTCTACAACATCTTAAGACATGGGTAGAAAAGAACTGTGTAGATGTTGGAGATGATTTTGCCAAAGAGGCTCGGAAAGCAATGGCAGGAGAACGTGATGACCATATATACGGTACAGCATCGGATAAAGAAATAACAGACCTTCACAAAGAAGGTATAGGAGCAATAAGGATACCAAATGTCAAAGATAACTAAAGCGATTGTATGGAGCAACGTAGGTTGTTCATACTGTGAACAAGCAAAAAACCTATTAAAATCAAAAAATATAGAGTTTGAGGAAAGAAACATAGCACACGGAACGTGGACAGTGCAACAGTTACAAGAAGCAGTTCCAGGAGCAAGAACAGTGCCTCAAATATTTGTTGATGAAAAACACGTTGGTGGATTTCAAGAATTAAAAACACTGATTGATCAACAAGGAGGTGACGATGCCTAGTTTACAACAAGGAGATATTATCACAATTAAACTGATGAGTGGCGAAGAAGTGTTAGCCAAATTGATTGAGATTACACAAGATTCAATTAAAATATCAAAACCAAGAGCAGTGGTTAATATTCCTAACAAAGGAATAGGTCTTGGACCGTTTGTGTTCACTGTGCCTCAAAATGCTGATGTAGAGATATACAAAAATAATATTGTGTGTTTCACAGAAACAGAAGATGGTATGGCACGTCAGTACAGAGAAGGTACAACAGGATTGACGTTACCTAAATAATGAATAAAATTATAGCAATAGATTGTGATGGAGTGCTACTCAATTGGGAGCAATCATTCGACGAATGGATGGAATTTCAAGGCTTTCCTAAACATGCCAGTGATCATTATGAAGTGAATATGAACTATCACATGAACAAAGGTCAATGCGAAGTGCTTATAAAGATATTCAATGAAAGTGCATGGATGAAGTCATTAAAACCTATGGAAGGTGCTGTTGAAAATGTTAAAAAAATAGCAGAACTAGGATATAAGTTTTATGTGATAACCAGTCAAACATTGGATAAGAAAGCCAATCTGTTGAGAGAAGAGAATCTTAAGCAAGTGTTTGGTGATGTGTTCGAACATATTGAATGTTTAGACACAGGAGCAGACAAACACGAAGCTCTATCTAAAATACCGGAAGGAACGTTTTGGATAGAAGATAAACCTGCTAATGCACAGTTAGGTTATGATATGGGTTTGGTAGCATTGCTACTTGACCTTCCTCACAATACAATGTATAATGAGGATAAGGATTCGGTTCAACGAGTAAAAAGTTGGGCTGAAATTTATAACGTTATAAAGGAGAAAAATCATGGCGACTCATGAAGAAATAAAAGAAGCATACGAAACGTACATTGCTGAATCTGAAGCATTCGAAACAAAGGGTGTTAAAGCGGCGGCGGCTAGAGCAAGAAAGGCTCTTGGTACTTTAGGTAAAGCGACTAAAACAAGAAGAAAAGAAATACAAGAGAAGAAAAACTCATTGTAATTTTATTGATGTTGCGGGTGTAAAAATCCGCAACACAACACACAAATTTTCAAAAAAATAATAAATACATCATAAGAAAACAAGAAACAAAATAATATGGCAACAGGTAAAATAAAATGGTTCAATTCAGCAAAAGGATTTGGATTCATTACACCAGACGAAGAAGGCAAGGACGTTTTCTTACACATCTCTGCTCTTAAAGCCGCTAACCTCAAAGAAGTTATGGATGGTGATGTTGTAGAATACCAATTACAAGAATTCAGAGATAGACAAGTTGCTACTGATATCAAAGTAATCAAAAACTTCAATCAATAATAATCACTGCTTGACATTTTAGTGTGTGTATGCTACATTAAGCATATGACAGTTAAAATACAAAAGAATAAGATTGTGATTAACGACTTCCAACACTATTGGCAGTCTGCAACTGAACACGGACATGAGTTCACTTTCGCATATGGCAAGGAATTCAAAAACTCCAAAAAATTCACCATAGAAGTAAAGCATTCTGACAAGTTAAGAAGCAAAGATGGTAGATGGTCTCCAATTAAAATTAAGTCTTGACATTTACCCAATAATCTGTTTAAATACACTGTAGACGTTGAAGTGTGTGCAATACACTTTTGGGACGAGGGTTCGACTCCCTCCACCTCCACCAACACTCATTTATAATAATCTGGTTTATTATGAGGGGGTGTACTTGGTTTCGACCGGAGCATAAAAGCACATGGAGTTTATCAGTCTGATCTCTGTAAAGGATCTTACAAATGCAAACGCATTTAAACCAGAAGTGACAGTTCCAGTTAGCATATTTGCTGACGCGGAATTGGTTGCCGCTTAATACCGGCCACTTGGCGGTAGATCTACCGGGCAACAGAACAGATCAAGTGTGGGAGTTTCGGCTCCCACATTTCACTTTCATTAAGTATTCATTTAAGTTTATAATTGCAGTATCTAAATATTACTGTTATGCCTACACTTAAAAAGAAAACAACTGCTTGGCAAAAGTGGAAAAAGAAAGCACCCAAAGTGCCTGATATCACTTGCCCCATCATAGACGATGTACTCATACGAATAGACAAATTCCAAGACAGTAACACAGTAATTTCAAAGTATCAATGGAACCTACTGCACAAGAGAATGGAACGTCTGCGTACTGACAATGAATTGTTGAGAGAAAGTGGGCAATATTGGTACGAAATCTGCAAACAGCATCTCAAAAACTCAAAGAAATAGCGATTTATTAACTCTTGATTTATTTTTGAAATAGTATATACTTTATATATGGCTATGTGGTATAAAAGAAAACTCATAGATGTTGTGTTAAAATGCGAGACCAAAGTAAAAACTGGGATTGAAAAAATCACACCCTCTAAAAAAACTGTACGCAAAGTAAAAGTGTTCTGTTACAAAGTATTAGCATTGGCTGGTGTTCTTTTATTAGCATACACCTACGGAACATTCAATCCAAACAGCATTGTAGAGAAAAAGATTCGTAAACAAGAAGACAAAAGAATGGTAGAGATGGCAAAGAGTTTTGGACTACATGAACCCGAGTTTAAATTCGATGGACCTAAAACTTATATTAAAGCAATGAACACCTGCATAGACTACATCAACTGGACACTACCGTTGGATCAAAGAATACCTAGAGACATATTGGTGGCAATGGCAATTATAGAATCAGACTATGGTAGAAGTAGATTTGCCACAGAAGGCAATGCAATGTTTGGTGTAAGGACTTGGAGTCTAGATAAAGTGCCACACATGAAACCTGCGGCTATTCCTAATGCTAAATTTGGTGTTAAGAAATATGAAACCAAATGTCAGAGTGTAAAAGATGTAATCGCAATCATAAACAGACATCCTGCTTACAAAGAGTTTAGAGCAGAAAGAGATCAAAACAAATACGAGCCCAATATTACCAAAATGGTGTTTGGATTGAGTGCTTGGAGTACTAACGAAGAATATCCTACGATCATACTTCAAAAAATTGAAGACTTGACAAACAGTAAATAACACAATACAATATTAGAATGGGATTTATTATTTTGAAACAACCTAAAAAAATCAACCACAGATTACCCGACACAGCATCACTGCGAAAAGCTCGTGAGGAACACCAGGAATGGTTAAAAGAGAGAGGGTTGGACAAGATTAAGTTTAGAAAAAAGAAATCAGAAACATTGGTGATCGAACCTATAGAAGACAGACAAGGAGTACCTTGTGGTGACAAAGTACCTGTGATGGAAAAAGGTGCTGGCAGTAAAAGAGAAGAAATGCGTTACACAGGAGAACGTAGATTGATTGGTATTGCAACCATGCACAAGAGTAATCAAGTGCCAGTGTTTGCTGATGACGATGATATAACAGGACGTAAGGCGGCGACAGAGATATCCTTAATGAAAGGCAACAAATAATGTCAGACCAAGAAGAATTATGGAATTGGATTTGTTGGACTTGTAAATGGAGAGGTGTTGCACAAGAATTAGACACAGATGAATCGTTAGAAGAATGGTATTGTTGTCCTACATGTTGTAGTGAAGAAATAGAAGACATAGGATGGCATCAAGGTAATGAAAAGTATAAAGGAGCATAATGGAAGTTGAAGCAGGATTAGGTTTGTTCTTTTTAGGTATGATAGTCTCAGTGGTTGTATTAACTGTGTTAATTAAAGTAAGAGGGTATGACGATGACGACCACAACAGCGAAGATTAAAAAATGGTTTGATTTTGATTGGCTTAAAAAAACTGAGCTGGTTGAATTGCACGAAGTAGATTGTACAAAAGATCCTGTTCGTCCTGAACTGGATATAAAATTTAGAACCTCATACGGTAGAAAAATTTACGGACTTAAACACGGTGAAGATATTATGGCTGTGATGTGTTTCGCATTCACTAACCAAATTCCAAAGACTGTTGAAGAAATGGATGTGTTAAGCAAAGACGCCGCCATGCAGTCAGTACACAGAGCAGGAATACAAGGATCTGTTGCTATTGCTTACACTGTATGGAGTCTTAAAAAAGGTGGTGGTAAAATGATTGTGAAGGAAGTTTACAAAATGATTAAACATTCGAATCATTTGAATAGGTTGGTGACACTATCGCCACTCACTGAAATGGCAGAGAAGTTTCATTTAAGAAACGGTGCCAAATTAATTCAGAAGAATGAAACCACTCAAAACTTTGAATACGTGGTACTCAAATAATATTTTGGTAACATCAATTGCAAAAAGTCAATGAACACGCCATTTATTTTTGGTAGGTAATGCTTGACTATTTTGGCAATTTCATATATAATTTAAACTTACAAAGGAGGCTTATGAAAAGGCACATTAATATAATAATGGTACTTGTATTAGGTTTTGTTCTAACTGCTTGTTCAGGTAGAATGGTACAGTTACCAACAGAAAACATAAAAGCAAAGAAGGTACCGGCTTGGTATCTTAACCACGCAGATACTGGCAAAGAGGGATTTATCTTTAGAGATGGTTTCTATTATGCAGTAGCAGTAGCAGTATCTCCAGATATGGAAATGTCTCAGAAGAAGGCAGTTCTTAAAGCAAAAGCGAAGATCACTGATAGAATAAATGGTGAGATGAACAATAAAACATCTATCAATTATTCAGAAAAAGGTGCATCAGAGTCAATGACTGGAACAGTAGAAGCTCAAGATGTAATTGTTAATATGATTAAACAGACTGTGTTAAGAACATATTCTGTTGAAAAGAAATTAACAATATACAACACTGAGAAGAGCAATTACAGATCATTTGTTTTAATGAAGATATCCAAGAAAGATGTTGAGAATATAATCAATCTTGTTGAAGATAAAAACAACAAGAAGTTATTAAGCAAGTTAAAACTCAGCAACACTTCGGATAAGGTTTTAAAACAATCTGAGAGATAATATGAAAGCAATATTATACGCAATCGCTCTGGTTATGTTAGCACTCGGTTTAATACTGTTTGTTATCAGTTCATCTGCAGAAGCAGGCGGTCCATGGTCGGATCAATACTGTAATGCTAAAACAGAGACAGTTATTGTAAAAAATACTAAAGGCGAAATTGTTGATAAACAAACAGTTGAAACTCTAGTATGTGATGACGGAGCGAAAGACTTTTTGGCATATTCAGGTATAGCCAAAGAATGCAAAGAATATTGGTTTGAAATGTACATCAGTCAACAATGGATAAGGAAAAAAGGATATGTCTGTCAAAAATTTGATGGTTCGTGGGAAATGGTTAATCCTATTAAGTAGTTTATTATTAACTGCTTGTGGAACTACCGCAAACACAACTAAAAGCCTAAGCAGTCAAAAGAGTGTAAGTCATAATTATACTCATGCTGGTACAGGTGTAGAAGTTTGGTACAACTTCATGCGAAACAATATGGGCAAGTTGACCAATGAAGATCGTGAGAAACAGGATCAGGCTGTGTACTTTGCTCTAGATAATTTGGAAGAAGGCAAAGTGGTTGCATGGCACAATATGAAGTCTGATACACACGGTTTCGTAAAAGTGGTTGCAAGTTATCCGCACGGTGGTGGATATTGCAGGGTTATTTTTACACAGATTAAAAAGAAAGACAAAGTAAGAGACTTTAAGGAAACTGCCTGTAAGGATGTTGCATACCACGGTTGGCAATTTATTAGGTAAAAGTAGGTAAATATAGCATACAAAAGGAAACAGTATGTTATTTGGACTTATCACATTTCTAACAGCAATCACCATTTCAGGTGTAGCAATCTATTACTCAGTGGCTGGGCTAGTGGCAATTTTTGCCGCGGCGGCTGTACCAATCATTATAATGGGTACTGCCTTAGAAGTAGGTAAGTTGGTAACGGCTGTGTGGCTTCATAGGTATTGGAGCAAAGCGGCTTGGTGGTTACGAACCTATCTATCAATAGCAGTGTTGGTGTTGATGCTGATCACTTCTATGGGTATATTTGGATTTTTATCCAAAGCACACGTGGACCAAAATTTATCCTCAGACACAGTCACACAAAGAATTGAAATCATAGACAACAAAGTAAGAGCAGAGAACAGTTATATAGAACGTCAAAAGGATGTTTTAGAGCGTCTAACAGGGCAAAGCACGGGCAGTAATGATAGGTTTAATCAAGACATCCAGATAGAGCAAAAGAAGATAGATGATGCCTACAAACGTCTAGAAGTATTAGATGCAGATGTTAAAGCATACACTGATCAAGGTAAGGGTTTGTTTAAAGGTGACAACATCAAACGTGGATTAGAAGTACGTAAAAGTCAACAAGCAGAAAGAGACAGAATTAATCAACAAGTATTAGATGCTCAAGAAAACATCAACAAGTTAAGAGCTCAAATCAACAACTCCTTAGATAAAAATGATGTTTCCATACAAACATCAGAAAAAAATATATTTGATGCACAAGGCAGAATAGAACTGTTAATCATAGAGCAAGAACCATTAAAAGGTCAGTTGATGAAACTGGAATCAGAAGTAGGTCCTATTAGATATATTGCTGAATTTGTGTATGGTGAACAAGCAGATAGGAATTTATTAGAAGAAGCAGTGAGATGGGTAATCATTACAATTATATTTGTGTTTGATCCATTAGCAGTATTATTGTTGATTGCTTCGCAGTACACATTTAGATGGAGATACATTGACAAGCATGGCGAATTACCAACAGCACCCAAAACGCCACCGGCACCTACAACGCCACCAGCACCCACAACGCCACCGGCTCCGTCAGGCGGACAGAGTTTGACTAAAATTGTGAAAAAACAAAAAGAAGTACACATAGCAAATCCTTTAAAAGCCAATAAGAAAGTATCCACAATCAAATTGAGCGATATTGCTGAAAAGAAACCAGTGTCCACAATGCCCAGTGCTGAAAAACTCGAAGAATTTAAAAAACGTGAACAAGAAGAAAAACAAAAATTAGAAGAAGTTGCACGTAAAACTAAAGAAGACGAATTAGCAAAACAAGTTGAAGAAATAAAAACAACTTTAGAAAACATTGAACCTAGTAAAACTGTTCAACCTGGGTTAACAGGTGCAGGTTTAACATTAGGTGGCAGAAAACCTAAGCCAGTAGAGCCGCCAATGCCATTAGAACAATGGAATCAAATGATAGAAGAAGCAGAAAAAGAAGTATCAAAAGAAGTTAAGCAACCAGAGCCAGATGATTTAGATAACAAAGACGCTGATCCAAAAAAAAAGACTTTATCATACATAATGAGAGAACGGAACCAACAAGTCAAAAAAGAACATCAGGAAGAATAAAACCAGACTTGACTGAGGTTGTATATCCAAAATCATACAGCCAAAACGAAGAACAAACACCACAATCACATTGGAAGAAACTGTACGAATAACAGCATAATTATTTGTATGCCAAAACTAAACTTAATCACTGAACCAGATAAACTTTTTAACGGTAATACTAGTGTGTTGATGATAAACCCTAGAACAGTTGTCAAAGAAGACTTTAATCAGAAAGCATTAAAATTTAAGAACGATATCAATTTGTATATGTTTGGAGTAGAAGATCCTGATGAACAACAAGATATCAAATGGTTAATTGAGATCATAAATTCTGTTGATGTTATCATATTAGATGTGAATGGTACTTTTAAAGATAGATGGCTATTGGGATATATTTTAAACAAACCAAACTGTTATTATTTTTATGACGGCAGTGATGCGTTTGCTTATAACCTAATCAACAACAACAAAATATACGACTTAGAATTTTTGCCTAGCAAAATAGAAGAATTGGAGAAAAAATAATGACAGTCAAAGCAGACTTATGGTTTCCTACGGTGATATGGAATGACGAATTGAAACAGATTAATAATTCAGAATTAAAAGAATATGTAATTAAGTTAAAAGCACAAGATGAGCAAGGTAAAGTAGCATCTAACTATGGCGGTTGGCAAAGTAAATCGTTCGACATACTGGACGAGAGACCAATCACTGTGGAAAGGTTTATACAAAGTATTCAAAACTCTATTAACGAATGTACCAAGATGGCAGGACTAATGGATTTACAGATAAGTGATTACTGGTGGAACATTAATGGCAAAGGTGATTACAATCATCCACACGATCATAGAGATAGTATACTGAGTGGTGTGTATTACATCGACATACCAAAGGAAAACATGGGCAATATACATTTTGAAAGAGAAGACAATGCACAATTTTTCTTACCAAGAGTGATGCCAAAAAGAAATCACATCAGTGCAGTGAGAGCCACATACAAACCAATCAGTGGAGGTGTATTAATTTTTCCAAGTTGGGTTAAACATTCTGTGGACGGCAACCGATCAGACAGTGTCAGAATATCAATGAGCTTTAATACTTCAATAGCCATGTCCAAAAACAATGATGAATTGGCAAAGTTAAATGGCTACCCACCATTGACAGAATAGAACATTTGTGTTACATTGATACAATGGCAACAATTCAAGAAAAACGCAACTTTTTAGAACACATAAAAAACGAAACCAAACATTACGAAATTAGACTCGAAGGTGTTGGTTGCGAAAGTGTGATGGGATTCGTCACTCCCCAATTATACAAATACTGGAACAAGAAAACAGATACAGAACTTGGAAGTTATGTTGCCGAGTATCGAGATATCAACATGTTAGAAAAAGTTCCTGCAGACGCACAGTTGAACAGAGAGTGGTATGAGTATGACGACATTGCTCATGTGTCAGGTATTGTGTTAAACCGTAACAACACACTGTACATTGATAGATATGATAAAAAATTTCGTTTGGAAGAAACTGTTTTAAGATTAGACTTAGATAAACAACAATTAGAAAAAGAAGGTGTACGAATAGTTAGCACCAGCACTTATAATTATGACTCAGCTCAATTAGTAGACAAGCACTATTTCTACGGAGACAGCAACGAAAGAGGTGTTTGGTACACAGAAGAAAAGATTCAATCAAAACTGTATAACTTTGATCTTGCAAACTTATGGTTAAGATACAGCACAATTAACGGTGTGGATGTTGTTCACGAAATAGAATATGATGGGTTGGATTATTCTTTAACAGCAGACACTAAAGGTTTAAATTTTAAGATTGGAGTAAAACAAGGAATCAACAAGAAAGATTTTGGTGAAATTAATAACAAAAATCCATGGATAAACTCTTGATTTCTTCCATAGAGTTGTTATATAATACAGTATCACAAAAATAAAAATGAAAAATAAAGTGATAAATAGTAGTGTAAGATGCTTGATAGGTCTTACATTATATAAACTTGCTTAACAAGGAGGAAAAGCGATGACAAACAAAACACTATCTATATTCAATCAATTAAGACCTGTAACAGTAGGATTTGACAATGTGTTCGATCATTTCGAAAGAATGATTGATGATCACAATTTCAACACCATGACTGCTACAAACTTCCCACCGTACAACATAGTGAAGACTGGTGAATACACTTATGACGTGGAACTTGCACTTGCAGGTTTTTCAAAAGACGACATAGATGTAGATTACCAAGACAGTATGTTGACTGTTAAATCTAAGGAAAAAGCCAAAGATGCAGACATAGACGGTATGCTTCACAGAGGTATCAGTAAGAGATGGTTTTCTAAAGCCTTTACTATTGCTGACGATGTGGAAGTAAAAGGAGCAGAACTTAAAGATGGTTTGCTAAAAATATCTATGGAAAGAATTGTTCCAGAAAGTAAAAAAGCAAGATCAATCGAAGTAAAGTAACTTGAAATATGGGTAGGGTGGCAACACCCTACCTAACTAACAATAAGAAGGAAATATGACAACTGATTTAGAAGTAAAAGTAGATTCGAAAATAAAGCAAATTTTAAAGACACCAAAAGATTACACTGTTATCGTGTTGAACGATGAAGTAACTCCAATGGATTTTGTTATAGAGCTATTGGTTACAGTTTTCAAACACACTCCAGAAACAGCCAAAGACATAACAATCAAGATTCACAAGGAAGGTTCTGCAGTAGTAGGTTTATATACATATGAATTAGCAGAGCAAAAAGGAACTGAAGCCACTAATATAAGCAGAGACCGAGGTTTTCCTTTACAAATAAAAATAGAACAAGAATGAACAAATATTATTTTTGGGTAACACTGGAAAGCAAAGCACCAATGAAAGTAGCAGAAGAAGGCAGAACAGCATCAGAAGCCAAATCAATTGTTGAAAGCAGATTTCCAAATGCCAAAGTAATGTTTGCGGAAGGATTTTAATGGGACTGAAAGAGTTAACAAAAGAAGTACACCAAGATGCAGAACGACAAGGATTTGTCAAAGTATTAATGAGTGGACAAATGAGCGAAGAACTATATGCAGAGTTCTTGTTTAATCAACATGCCATATACAATTTGTTAGAAGCCTGTGCAATGTCACATGGACTACTCAACGACTTTCCACAAATACGTAGAGCCCCAAGCATATTGGCTGACTTTCAAGAACTTTGGACAAAAGAAGATATGCCAGAAATTTCACCAAGCACAGAACGATATATCCAACACATGTACACAATCAAAGAAGATCCTAAAAAATTAATGGCACACATCTATGTGAGACACATGGGAGATTTAAGTGGTGGACAAATGATTAAGAAAAAAGCACCCGGCAGTGGCACAATGTATGAGTTCGGAAGAGCAGACGTCAAAGAAATTAAAGAAAGAATCAGAAACAAAACAGACGACAGTATGGCAGATGAGGCTAGACTGTGTTTTGAATTTGCTACAGAATTATTCAAAGATTTACATAATGCCCAAGAAACAAATTAAAGACTTTCCTGGTAATTTAATTAGAGTTAAAATTTTAGAAGACGAAATTAAATATTTCAAAAGTTTAATTCAAGAAAGTGATACTGGACACATCTACACCACAATAGACAGTTTAAAAACTAGAGTAAAAGCATTGAAAGGAATAAAAACAGACGATCCATTTATAAATTAAATCATGAGCAAAATTTGGGACATATTAATAGACTGTAAAGAGCAAATCATCAAAGAGTTCGATGCTAGAGGCACAGAGATTCAAGAAGAAGGTATGGCACAATTCAATCAACCAGACAATGGTTGGATCAACAGAGTGTGGAAAACTGAAGATTGTAGACGTTGTCATATAGATGTTGTAGATGCTAGAGAATCAAAAGGATTATGGATGATGCACGTGTGTATATTTCCAAACCTAGACAACAACGGACCTATATATGGTTTTGATGTGATTGCAGGTAAAAATAAAATGACTGGCGCCTTTCATGATTTTTCTAAAAGTTCTGGTGGTGAAGATCACCCATTAATAGATTGGTTTAAAGATGCTGTGGAAGAATTTATTCCAAGTAAAAAACGTGAATTACCACAATGGGCATTAAACATATTCAGCGGATCAATGGTTGCCGCAGGTAATGTAAGCAGTGAAGAAGAATCCAAAGCCATTGTGGATATGGCACTAGAAAATTTAAAAGTGTATTTTGATTCCATAAATCAATACAACAACACAGCCAAATATGAAGACACAATAGAAGCCCAAAACTATTACTGTCATAATCAACAACAAAATCCACACACTCCAAGAGTGATGAAGTCGTTAGGACTTAAAGAAGAAGACGTTGAAGTATTCTGCACAGATGCACTATTCCCCAAAATTCAAAAATAAATTGTTGACATCAACATTTAGTTGTGTTATTATAAAGATATGTTGAAATATCATAACATACAAGATATCAAAGTGAAACTGACTGCTATGAAGCAAAAAAGTATGGAAATAGAAAAATTAGTTGCAGACAAAAAATCTGAAGAAGAAATAAACATGTTAAGTGACGAACTTAAACAATTGGCAATGGAAATTGCTAACTCATAATGATTGTCACAGTTTCAGGTACTAATAAAAAAATTGCAAATTTAACAGAAAGTCTTGTGCATTATTGTGCAGACAAATTAAAAATCAAAGATTCAGTTGTGATAGATGTTGAGTTTTCAAAATCACTCTATAAGGAAGATGGTTTATTAGGTGAGGTTGATTTTGATGATTCCAATCACAAGCCAAAAGAATTCACAATCACTGTTGACGGCACAGGTTCCAAACGTAAAATTATGGAGACCATAGCACATGAAATGGTACATGTGAAACAGTACTCCAAAGGAGAACTAGTGGATCTGTCTAGATCCAACTCAACCAGATGGCAAAACAACATCATCAACAAAGACACAAACTATTGGGATCAGCCTTGGGAAATAGAAGCTCACGGAAAAGAATTAGGATTGTTTATTAGATGGGCTGAAGACACAGAATTATCTCATCAATCTTGGACTCAAACACAATAATTTCATTAACTACTACTATAACACATTTGATGTGCTAGAATATAAATACTAGTCCATTATGAAAAAATACGAATTCTACAGTGCAGAAGAGAGAGCAGAAGTACAACTGTTTGACAACGATGTTCATTATCTAAACGGAGAAATCACCGAAGAGAATGTTAGCAAAGCAGTCAAATGGATATTATCTGCCAACCTCACTAAAAAACCTAAACGCAAACTGACACTGTATATCAACACCGTTGGAGGAGACTTGTACGAAGCATTTGCATTGATTGATGTTATGAGAAATAGTCATCATAATATTTCCACAATTGGTATTGGTGCTGTGATGAGTGCAGGCTTTTTGATATTCGCCAGCGGCAAACACGGCGAACGTTATGTTGGTAAGAACACAGGTATCATGAATCATCAACATTCAGATATTATGGAATCAAAGATGCATGACATGAAAGCACAGATGAAAGAAAATAATAACTGTGAACAAAGATGTATGCAGATATTGAGAGATGCAACAGGTTTTGGTTTAGCCGATGTTCGTAAAAAATTCAACAATCCTTCCGATCAATATTTTACAGCAAAACAATTGGTTGATTTAAAAATAGCAGATCATATTTTATAATTGGAAATTTATTAACCGAAATTCAAGTGCTATTTATCTGAATCTGGTTTAGTCAGATCATCTAGGGTGATTATATGGGATTTTGGAAAAGTTGTTGCGCCGTTTTCCGGTTCTTCAATCACACTTTTTGAATTACGTCGTGACTGATTCTTGATCTGTTTATTGGCTTTCTTCTGCTCTCTACGAATAACTCTGTCAGATTTCTTAACCATTTTAACATCTCCAAAACTATTTAATTACCTATTGACTTTATGGCTAATTAGTGCTATATTTTAGTTAATTTAGTATAACCAACAGTTACAAATAGAAATAGGAGACAAATTGAAAATAGAAGTTAGAAATAATAATGTAGAAAAAGCATTGAGAGTAATGAAAAAGAAAATGAAACTAGACGGAGTTTTTCAAGAGATGAAAGACAGAGCACACTATAAAAAACCTAGTGAAATTAAAAGAGAAAAAGCAAAAGAAAGAATGGTTAACTTAAAAAAAGCACAAAAATTAAGAAGAAATTTTTTATAATATGGTCCGATGGCTGAATTGGTCAGTTCCGAATGAAAGAGTTAGCCACTACTTATTTGTTATGTGGATAGCAATATTTATATTGCCACTTCTTTTTGAATTAAAGTTGACCACACTAGGCTATTTGTTAAATGTGGTTTGGCTTGATTTTATATATTATATCAGTTACAAACGAGCACAAGAATTAAAAAACAAACACAAGGATGATGATGGAAACGACACATTTTGATGATAAGGTAACAATAGAATGTTTGAAGAACGGACGAAAAGTTGAGGCGGCTGTGCTGTCTTTTAGAGAAGAAGAGTTCTTAACTGTGGTGGTACAGAAAACTGCCAAAATCAACATGCAATGGGCTCCAACCAAAAACTTATACATCGGTAGACAGGTTGGTTTGGAATTTGTTACACCCGGTCCTGAGAAGTTTGTGAGCAAAACAGGAAGATAGTCTACAATTTGGTAAACCTACCTTATTGACTATTACAGCAAAAGAATGTATATTAGTATTAATATGTTAAACACAATAAAAAAAATGTTTTCAACTGTATCGAATAACGAGCAGATGATCACAACTAAAGGAGTTAGCTCAATGGCTAAGAAAAAAACTATGACTATACAAAAAAGAGTAGAGACTGCTTTACTTAACGGTGAAGCATTAACATCAAATTCTATCAAAAATAGATTTGGTGCTGGTAACCCAGGCGCAGTAATTCAAGCACTAAGATTCAAAGGTTTACCTGTGTTCTTAAACACTAACAAAAGAACTGGTGTTAAAGTATACAGAACAGGTAAAGCATCTAGAATGGTAGTAGGCTTAGGTTACAAAGCATTAGCAAAAGGCGTACAATTATAATTGTATAGTTTTAACTAGATTAAAAAGGCGGCTTTGGTCGCCTTTTTTTATGACTAAATTGTCTTGACAAATCATACAAAAATATTATATAATATAGTATGAGCGAGTTTAAACAAGGCATATTCAATTTACTAAAACGCCTAATAGGTGGTAGCAGTGCCACACTGGCGATCATATACACTGTGGGACACATCATCATTGCTATGATCTGTAACAATCTGATCACAGGTGCTAGATTTGATTTGGCGGCGGCGGATGCCATCATTGAGCCCATGATAAACGGTGTATGGTTTTATTTTTTACACAAATGGTATCGTAAATTCACAGGCGATTCCAAAGCCAAAGCATTCGACGAATAAAAATCCGCATAAACATTGACATCTTAGGCAGTTGACATTTTATAATTAGAAAGTATAATATTAATTAGCAGTCCTAAAAAACTGCACAAATTAACCTTAGGCTGGATATGCCGATAACAGAGGATATAAAATGAGTAAACACGCAGATATTGTCAATGAACAATACAATCATAGAGAGAGTAATTTCGTATCTCTACAAACCCGTATAACAGAAGCATTCAAACTAGCACCAAAGTTTGAAGCACAACTCGAAGCAGTTGTAGAAGAATTCAAAAGACGTAATAAAGATGCCTGGTCATCATTTAGTGAAATGGCATTGGTACAGGCAATTCCTGTGGATTTTAGTAAAATACTAATTGACTCTACAATGCAACGTCCAGTGAACATGCGTCATGTGTTAAAGATCCTAAACTATTTCAGTCAAACCATGGTAATGCCTATACAGGTTTACAAAGAAGGCGACAACTATATTGCTTGGGACGGACAACACACCAGTATTGCACTGTACCTTATACTCACAAAAGTATTTGGTGAACTTCAAGCAAACACAATGATTCCTGTGAACATTTATCCAGTTAAACAAAAACTAGAAATTCGTAGGAACTTCATTTTACTAAACGGTGATGCTAAAGAAAAGTTAGATTTTATCGATACATATCGTCAAATGGTTTACGGTGCCATAATTGATAACAGTGATGATCCAATTTGGCAAGACACTGCCAAAATTAATGACTTGTTAAAAGACGCAGGTTTATTTGCCACACATGAAAAATTTGGTGATGACAGAGAGTCAGGTGCATTCACATTGTTAGCAGATACCATTATGACCAAGAAGTTGGAAAAACGTAAAGATGTAGATGTTACTCGTATGTTTGCCAAGTATTGGGTTTATATAAATGAAGAACGTCCAGTACAGGCAAAAGAGGCTAGGATGCTTTATGAATACTTTGATGCTTGTTTTAAAGACGGTATGAAAATTGATGACAAGTATCTGTTAGACTTTGCATTGTTTTGTAAAGAATACTTTGAAGCCAATTGGAGTGAAACAGGATCGTTCTGGAGCAAAGCAAAACTGTCATATGAAACTTGGTACAAGAAAGCAAATCCAGAAGAGTTTGAAGAAAATGGTTTAAAAGGTTTTACAACAGAACCACGTTTTGGTGTACCGTTCCTAATTGCACAAATTAAGAAAAGCACCAAACTTAAAACACCCAAGTACAAACATCTGTATGCAGTTGACAAAAAGGATCTTTGGTAATGATTCGTAATCCAGACAAAGACAAGTTTAAAAGTTCTGCGGTATTGACAGAACAACAACTTAAAGGAAAAACTTGTATGTTACAAGACTGTGACAACAAGTTGAGCATGTTTGAAGGCCCTGGCAGTCAAGTATTGTGTAGAGAACATCAATTGGATTGTGTTGAGTATGGTGGTATGGGCAAAGCAGAAAGACCACACACATTCTACAGAGGTTGGGATTGTGCCAATTGCGGATATGATCCTAGAACAGACGAATTAAGATTTAGATACATTGAAGACGAATACGATAAGTTAAGAGCCATGCGTGGTGTAATGCATGGTGACCATATACACCTTAAAAGCAGGGGCGGAGATGACTCCAAAAGCAACATTCAAACCCTGTGTGTTCTGTGCCATATGGCAAAAACCTATGGTGAAAAAGACTATTTGGGCACAAAAAAGTTATCCACAGACTGAAAACCCGCATAGAATGGGAATTCTTTAATCACATTTTTGGTTGACTTTTTGGTAGTTCAGACTGTATAATAATACTATAACAACAACTTAACAAAAGGGCACAAATGATAACAGAAGATGTAAAACAAGTAGTAAAATTTGTAAACGCAAAAGTAGAACCTAGCAAGATATGGTATAACGCCACAACAGTTGCCGTGAAGGCAGTTGACGATTACATGAAAGACAAAGAAGAAGCCATGTACTGTGGTTTCGCTAATGTTTCGATACACCCAGCCAGAGGAAAATTGGTTAGTTGGTTTAAGAAGTTTGGTATTGGATCAAGCGGATCAAGAGGATACAGAATAAGTTACTACGATATCATGCCAAAAGACCACCAGTATAGACACACTCAGTCAATGGATATCAAAGAAGTGGCTTGTGATGCCTTCGCTAAAGTGTTAGAAAACCAGTATGGTTTAACTTGTTACAGTGAAAGCAGAGCAGATTAATTGGTTGACATTTTGGTTATCAGAAACTATAATAATACTATAAGGCAAAAATAATTAAGGCAACAAAAAGGGCACATATGAAAAACACAATATACGTACTAGAAGGTTCTTACAGAAAAACTTCAGTAGAGAATCAAACTTTCCAACTTGTAAAAGGTTATCAACCACACCCTCATAAAGAAGGTGGATTTATTACAGTTAAAATAGAGGACTTGGCAAAGTATCCAGGTGCTACAAAAAAACAAATCAGAATTAATGTGGAGAATGAGAATCAATTGAGAGACTCTGCTCCAGAACAACCCAAAGAAGAATCAGATGCAGAAACTGTTGAAAGAATGAGACAGAGATTCAATATTTTAACAGACATGACCAAAGCCACCAAGCGAGGTGATGTGAGAGCAATGATTGTGTCAGGACCTCCAGGTGTTGGTAAATCATTCGGAGTTGAGCAGGTGCTTGACAGATATGGTGTTGTATCCACATTGGGTAACACAAGACCCAAATACGAAGTTGTTAAAGGTGCAATGAGCTCAATAGGATTGTATTGTAAATTGTACAACTTTTCTGATCCTGACAATGTGTTAGTGTTTGATGATTGTGATTCGATATTACTAGACGATTTGAGTTTGAACATATTGAAAGCGGCGTTGGATTCTAAGAAGACTAGAAAGATATGTTGGAATACTGATTCACATACATTGAGAAGAGAAGGTGTGCCAGATACATTTAACTTTGCTGGTTCTGTGATTTTTATTACAAACATTAAATTTGATAATGTTAAAAGTAAAAAATTAAGAGATCATTTAGAAGCATTGGAATCAAGATGTCATTATATCGATCTAACAATTGACACTATTAGAGAAAAGATTTTAAGAATTAAACAGATTGTAACAGATGGTATGTTAAAATCATATGCATTGCCAAGCGAAACTGAACAATCAATTGTGGATTTTATTGATGATTATAAAAGACAATTGAGAGAAATCAGTTTGAGAACTGTGCTTAAAATTGCTGATTTGGCAAAAGCCTTTCCAGAAAATTGGAAAGATGTAGCAAAACAAACAGTATTAAAACCAGTATAGGAGTTGACATTTATGACGAAAGATAATAAAATTAGTACAATGAGAACACAACCGCAAGAAATTATTGCCAAACTAGAAGCAGACAACAGTAGACTGGCTAAAGAGAAGATCCTGCTGGATGCTATGAACGAAGGTGTGGATGAATTTTTTGAAGGCTTAAAAATGTGTTTGGATAAGTTGTACACTTTTGGTGTTAAGCAAGTGCCCACAAAAGATGATGTGATATCTGCACAAGGGTGTAAATGGGAAGTGTTTAAAGAGCTGGCAGAAAAACTACACGCCAGAGAACTTACAGGTCATGCGGCAAGAGATGCCATTGAGCTAGTAATGAGTTCAGCAACTGCCGAACAGTGGAATGGTTTTTACAGAAGAATATTAATTAAAGATTTAAGATGTGGAGTTTCAGAAAAAACTGTGAACTCTGTGGCTAAAAAGAACAAGTTTGGCAAGTACATGGTGCCCGTGTTTACTTGCCAACTTGCTCACGATTCAACCAATCATGAAAAGAAGTTGGTGGGCAAGAAGATGTTGGAAGTAAAACTGGACGGTGTCAGAGTGGTTACTATTGTGTATCCAGACGGCAAAGTGGATATGTTCAGTCGTAATGGTAAAGAGTTTACCAACTTTGGACATATACAAGAAGAAATTTCATCAGTAGTTAAACAGAGTCCTCCACCATATCCAGTTGTGTTGGATGGTGAAGTGATGAGTGAAAACTTTCAAGACTTAATGAAACAGGTACACAGAAAGAGTGGTGGTACAGCCAAAGATGCTGTGCTTCATTTATTTGATTTTTTACCGTTGGAAGATTTTAAAAAAGGTACATGGGACAAAACTCAAACATTGAGAACTCAAATGTTAAAAGCATGGTACGAACAACACAAAACCAATTTAAACGCCGTTACAGTACTGGACCATGAAATTGTAGACTTAGGCACACCTGAAGGTCAAACGACTTATACAGAGGTGAATAAGAGGGCAGTAGAGGGTGGTTATGAAGGGATCATGATTAAAGATATTGATGCTTCGTACGAATGCAAAAGAAGTCATGCTTGGTTAAAACTGAAACCATTTATAGAAGTAAGTTTAGAAATCAAAGCCACAGAAGAAGGCACAGGCAGAAATGTAGGCAAACTGGGTGCATTGATTTGTGAAGGGTTAGATGATGGTAAAACAATTAAAACAAATGTAGGTTCTGGATTGACTGATGATAATAGAGATCAGTTTTGGAAACACAAGGATCAATTGATTGGTCAAATTGTGGAAGTGAGAGCAGATGCTGTCACAAAAAATCAAGACAGTGAACAAGAATACTCATTGAGATTTCCAAGATTTATGAGATTTAGAGGATTTGAAATTGGCGAAAAAATCTAAAATGATAGCAGTAGGATACGAACATATAAAACTGGATTCTTGGACTGGTCCGCCATACAGTTATTCCGTAAAAGTGAATGGAAAATTAAAACAGATGAGTGGGTTTGATGAAGAACACATAAAGAATCAACTGTATCCTAAAACAGCCACAATGATTAGAAAGATTAAAGATGTATAAACCATTACCAGACGGTATAACAATTAAAGAGTCAAGTGTGCAAGGCTTGGGTTTGTTTGCTACAAAAGATTTTGATCAAGATGTGGTACTTGGTATTGTGCATATCATGAATAAAAATTTTTCGCATGGAGCAATTAGAACTGCCTTAGGTGCATTTTACAATCATTCACAAGATCCTAACTGTAAGAATCTTGCAGGCTTCTGGCATCAACTGCCAGTAAAATATCTAGTGACAACAAAGCCCATTAAAGCAGGTGACGAACTGACTGCAAAATATTCGTTGTATAATGATTTTAAGGACCAGTGGTAATATAGATGGCTAAAAAGAAATACAATGCATACGATCATATGGCTCAGTTAGGCAAAGTGACTGGCTTACTAGAAGCACAGACTAAAATTCAATACCAATTGATTAAAGAACAAAAAAAATTAAAATTATTAGAACAATTAAAATTAGTGAAGAATATTAAAAATGACTAACGAAGTAGACATAATAAAAAAAGTTAGCAGTAAAAAGAAAAAAGCATTGGTAAGAGCAATTAAAAATCCAAATAGGTATTTCAAATTAGACTTGGCAAGGTACGGAGGTGAGGTGTGTATGGGAACCATAACATCGGCACAATTTGAATATTGGTACAACAACGACAAGTTCGAACAGTACATGGTAGACATAGATTTCGATGCCAAAGAAGCCAACAAGGATGTACCTAAAGATGCACAGTTCGACAGACCATTTCACGAACAGGATGATATCTGTCATATATCTGGACCAGAGCTAGCGGACGGACAGACCATGACCATAACGGAAATGGACAAAAATGGTGACACCTTGATGGCTGAGGATGGAGGCTTCCTAGAAGATCAAAAGATAGATTTCGCTGACTTTAAAAAGTTGGGAGTCAAAATCAAATGTGTAGCCGAGCATAACTCAGGCTCAAAGAGCTGTAAGGATAAACATTATGTGTTTGGGCAATACTTCAACAAGGGAGGTTGGTACACAGAAGATTTAATTAAAACAGGACCAGACGGCATCAACTTTAAGAAAATGAATATTGATTACGAAGATGCAGACGGATTCAAAGTGTTCAGTCAAGTGACGATAGATGGTGTGGACTACTACCTGCAAGAAGACAGCTCAGGCAAAGGTTCAAGTTTCTATGTGATGGAAGGTGACGACGTCTAATGAAAAGACACGAAATATTTCCTGTGCCAATATGGGAATTCACATACAGTGAAGCAGAAATATTTAGAGAAAAAATTGTCCCGTTATTCAAAGAAATTGAAAAGAACAATCCCAATGAAAAAATGTCATATACAAAAGAAGGTTATACCAGTTATGGTCCAATCACTAATATATTAGATTATGATGAATGCAAAGATATAAAAAATTTTGTTATGGGCAATGTTGTTGAAGCAGTGAAGGAGTTAGGTCTTGAAGGTTATTGTAATCTCACAGGCAGTTGGTTTAATAACAATAGAAAATATAGCAGTCACGGACCTCACAATCATGTTCCAGACACCATAAGCGGAATTTATTATGTACAAGCAGAAGAGCATGATGCAAGAATTAGTTTCCACGATCAGAATAAAATTAGCAATTGGCCCTGGAAAGCACCCTCAGTGATCAATGACATGACAAGAAGAACACACAGTTTCACACCTAAAACTGGTAGACTGTTGCTTTTTCCAAGTTACATTGAACATAGTGTTGAACAGCAGTTGACAGACAATGAAAGGATCAGCATTAGTTTTAATGCTTTTGTGAATTAATGGAACTAATTGTGTTTGCTACAATATTCACATTGATAATTTTGTTAACAGGATACATAGGTCCAAAAAAATGAAATCATTTACTGTAGACATCAAAAGAGGCGATAAAATAGAAGTTGGAAGATTTAGAAATGTTCAAGCCACTGTGCAATCAATTGAAACTGATGAGCATGGACAGCCTGTGATTGTTACTTCTAAAGGCAAAAAGAAGTTGTTTACTTGTAGATTTACAAAACTTTCGCCAAGTGCAAAGACACCAAAACAAATACTTTTAGAAAGCAAAAGAAAGAAAAAAACTTGATTTTTCTCTGAAGAGACTATATAAGAACATAGTATGAGCGAGATTCAAGAAATAAAAAAACCTACAATTCAGGAACGGATTCAAAAAAGAGTTCATGAAATACTGGAACCAATCGAAGTTTGGTTGGATAGATATGTGATTCAACCTGATAAATTTGATCCTGATAAATTTAAATTGGTGGACGTGTTCAAGAAAGAACAAGTAGGCGGTGTACATGCAAGAAAGATCATGGAGATGTACGAGCCTCAATATAAAGAATATAAGGATCTATTGAGTTTAAGAGAAAAAAATCTTACATTTAAAGAAATTACAGAGGACGAAGACAATGATTCAGAAGAGAGACAACTGTTAGAGTCTTATGAAGATGTTGACAATGATGTGATTCAAAAAGGAATCAAAGCATACGATAATATTTTTGAAGCCTGCGACAGAATGATATCAATTGCCAATGCTAATCGTAAGCCACGAAAGAAAAAAGAGAAGTCACCTGAGAAATTAGTATCTAAAATGCAATTCAGATTGGAAGATGAAAAATTGTTACTCAAATCAATCGATGCAACAGAAATTATATATGCTGAACAACTGTGGGTGTACAACACCAAGACTAGGAAACTAGGACACTACAAAGCAAAGGTCTTAGATCCACGAGGGTTGAGCAGACCAGGCACAGGGTTAACAGTAAAAGGAACATCCATAAAAGGATTTGATGAAGAAAACAGTGTTCAAAAAACACTCAGACACCCTGAACAGCAATTGAAAGAGTTTGCTAATTCAGGACCTAAGAAGGTAATAGAGCTGTTTGATGCTGTTAAAACAATGGGCATTAAACTGAATGGACGTGTCAATTCTGAAGTCATTTTGTTAAGAGCAGTTAGATAAATAACTGTATATGAGCATTAGAGACGACATAATTTCAATTAAAAATGGATTAGTAACACTGGGCGATGCAATAGAAAGCCTTAGTGTACACGCATCTGCTGACGATTCAGTTGTAAATTCTACTAAATCAGTTAATTTTGCTGGTTCAGAGACAACACCAATCTACGGCAAAGGTTTGCAGTGGAGTGGATTTGGCAACACAAAGATGCTAAACTTCCAATCAAATCCAGATAGATTGTGGAGTTCGAACACTTTAGATTTACACAGAGACGCACATTACTCAATCGATAACACACTTGTTCTTTCAGCAGAAGAATTAGGTCCAACAGTTAGAAGATCAAATTTAAGATCAGTTGGTGTGTTGAACGGATTAGCAGTAAATGGTGATATGAACATTGATCAGTTTGTCTTCTGGAATTCAGGAATGAATAGATTGGGTGTTGGTATTGAAGCAGGTAATGGACAATTGTCTGTGGCTTCTAACTATGTTGAATTTAGAGTTCAACCTAATGATGTAGATGCAGAAGTTGGGACATACACAACACACGATTTAAGAATTCAAACAGATAGTACAGACAGAATACTTGTAAAAGCAAACGGTGACGTTACTATCGGAACACAAGGTGGAACAGATAAGAAAGTCAAGATACACGGAAAACTTGCAGTAGGCATCAACAACATAAGAGACGATGCAGACTTTGAAGTAGCCGGTCCAGTAAGATTGGAAGGAAAACGTTTCAGTGTTGCAGATGACATACCAACAGTTGGTGTCCATGCTAAAGGTGATATTGTTTGGAATTCTAATCCTGTACCAGGTAGTGTAGTTGGCTGGATATGTGTTAACACAGGCACACCAGGCGAATGGAAATCTTTCGGAAATATTTCTCAATAAAAAAATCAGTAGGCATATGGGAATGGCTCGGTAGAGTTGCACCATTAACTGCCTTGATGATTCTTTGTATCATACTGGCATTTGATTTTACATCTTGGATCGATTATTTTGTATCTGCAATATCATTGTTATTTGCCATTACAGCATTCACATGGTGGTGGTGGGTAATTTATGCAGTTAAAGACATATTCAAATTGTTGAATAGTGCAAACAAAAGATTTGCTGAAGTGTTGATAGAACTTAAAAATATCAAAAAAGATACAATCAAAATTAGTAAAAGAAAAAAACGTTAATAATCAAACAATTTATTTTTGTATTCCACAGTCATGTTGTTGTAGTAACTGCCTTTGGCAAGATTTTTCCTAGCATCATTTAATTTTTTTCTTTGTTGCACTAGTAATAAATTGTGCTTGCCATTACTTGTTGTTATGTTTTTCATTTTAGTTTTGGCTTGTCTATGATCTGGCAAAAACACAAATTCAGGATATTGTTTTTTCAACTTTGATGCATAAGTTTCTAATCCTGACTTACTGATTTTTTTTGGAAGCACAAATATAGTGACTTCTTGTTGACAGTTGTCAACATCAATGTTCATTTCTTCACACTCAACAATAGACCATGATGCATTTTTGGCATAAGGACAGATTGCAACTCCATTGAGACTTTTTTGTGGTTTTACAATTTTAGCCATCCACTCGACCACATCTGTGTAAATAGAACTGTTCATTATAAAAGTATTTAATATGTTAGTAATAGGAAATGGCGAGAGTCGAACAGAACTTGATGTAGGATCATTCAACTTACCCACAGTTGGTTGCAATGCAATATTTAGAGATATAAAAGTAGATCATTTGGTGTGCTGTGACAGACGTATGGTTCGCGAAGCCATTAATCACACAAACACTCAACAGAGTTGTGTGTACACTAGACAGGATTGGTATGAAGATTTTGATGTGATGCCTGTGCCTGATTTACCTTATCATGGTGAACTTAGACAAGATGATCCTTGGCATTGGGGAACGGGTCAGTATGCTCTGTTGGTTGCTCTACAGTATACTGTTACAGATCATATTCATATTGTAGGCTTTGATCTGTTTGGAGTTGAAGGATATGTGAATAATATGTACAAAGATACCAAATCTTATGATGTCAGTTCAAAACAACAAGTGGATCCATCGTATTGGATATATCAAAATAAGAAAATATTTGAACATTATCCCAAACAAACCTTCAATTACTATGTGGAGGAAAATTTTCCATTACCAGAAAGTTGGCAAAATATACAAAATTTAAACATTATTCCATTGACAGACTTGGAAAAACATATTATAATTTAAACTTACAAGGAGATTACATTGGCGAAACATTATAGCACAAAACATTACGGACACAACATAGGTTTATCCGCAGTGTTCCGACAACCCAACGCAGATCATTCACACTGTCATCTGCTACATGGTTATTCATTAGCATTTACATTTACATTTGGGTGTGATGCATTAGACAACAAAAACTGGGCGGTGGACTTTGGCGGACTTAAACCGTTGAAGAAATGGTTAGAAGATTCATTTGATCATAAGACGTGTGTAGATATTAATGATCCACACAAACAAGAGTTTTATACTTTGCAAGAAAAAGACTTATGTGAGGTAGTAGAGTTTGATGGTGTAGGTGCAGAGAAGTTTGCCGAACACGCCTTTAACTTTGCAGATAAACTTATTAGAGAAGCAACAGACAACAGATGCTATTGTGTAAAAGTTGAATGTGCTGAGCACGGAGCCAACTCTGCAATTTATGAAGGCTAATGATCAATTACATTGTTTGTTTAAAATGGGGTAACAAGTATGGTCCGGAGTATGTGAATACACTGGAACAAATGGTACGTAGATATTGCACTCTACCATTCGAATTTGTTTGCTTTACAGAAAATCCACAAGGATTAAACAGCACAGTCAGAGTGATGCCTATTGCACAAGGATATGGAGTAAGTGGTTGGTGGCACAAACCATTGTTGTTCAATCCCTGTTTACCTTTAGGAGATCCACAAGGCACAGTATTATACATTGATCTTGATGTGATAGTTTTTAGAAGTATAGACAATTTATTAACATACAAACCTAACGAGTTTTGTGTGATTAGAGATTTTAATAGATGTAATAATCCTAAATGGAATAGATTCAACAGCAGTGTGGTGAGATGGAACATTGGTCAACATCCTCAAATCTATAGAGATTTTATACAAAACCCAGCCGCACCTGTGCGTAGATTTCACGGAGACCAAGATTGGTTATATGCTCAAGTTAAAAATGATTTTAATTTTTGGCCCGATGAATGGATACAGAGTTACAAATGGGAGATGCGAGGAAAACCTCCTATGGTACGAAACCAGGACGGGACAAAAGATTTTATATCTCCAGGTGTGCCAAAGATACACCCTCAAACATCTATTGCTGTGTTTCATGGAGATCCTCAACCTAAACATTGCCAGGATCCCTGGTGTAAGGAGAATTGGAAATGAATTACAATATAGCAAACATGTTCGCAACACCTTTGTTAAAATTTGATTTTGCTGATCACAAAGATAACATAAAACTTTTAGAGCTGATTAAGACTTGGGACACTGGGTCACATGCGTTAGTGTCTGGTGCTCAAAGCAGTTATATGAAAAGTGATAAGCATATTTTGGATCACGAAGATTTAAAAGATTTGAAAGCAGATTTACAACAAGCAGTTGACATTTATTGTGACAAAGTTGGATTGGGTAACAATGTCAAAATTGGTATGAGTTGGTTTAATATTTTACAAAAAGGTCAAAGTGTAAATTTACATAGACATGAAGTCAGTGTAGTGAGTGCGGC